ATGACCGCCTGATGTTCCATGAACACCAACATAAAAGCCTAGAATATAAATGTGATCTAATTCCATTGCCCCTTGGTTAAACCAAATACCAATAGATCTAAAGTTACTGCCGAAACTAATTGGCGAACCAGCAGTAATTTGATTATTGATATTGCCCCAAAATGTAACTTGCGTTGCGGTTACTGTAGTAACCCGCATTGATTCTCCCAGACCAAAACCAGTAGCATACATACCTACAGTTATGCCTGTAGTAGCTGTGAATGTTAAAGTATTTCCAGAGGCAGCAGTAGCACTAGTATTCAAAACAATTGGATTAGCAATTACTCCATTTTCTGACCATGCTCTATCAAGATATTTGGCATAGGTTTGACCATTTGGCATTGAGTTAGGCAGACCAGCACGAATAATACAAAGCTGCGATAGTTTAGTAAAAGCATTCATGCGTATATAACATGATGGATGTAATACCATCCCACCAGTAAAAGATGGAGCAGCACCAGCGCGACCAGATGTCCAATAAGGCTGCTGGCCGCGAATATGGGTGAATGCTTGAATAAGACAAGGCGCATTCTGGGTGATTCCAAAGTAGTAAAAACGATCACCTGCAACAACTAATTCAAGAGCAGTATTGATGGATGTTGTAGCTGTTTGAAGGACCGCCAAGGTAAACGTATTATCAGTAGCAACTGGATTAAAACAAACAGCATCACCTATGCTAATGCCAAGCGCGCCCACTGGATTATTAACTGTTACGGTAGTGGTAGTTACCGCAGAAACTATAGTTCCAAACGGCAAGGAAGGATGATGTGCCCACCAACCAACTTGAATACCAGTGGTATCAGAAAAGATTATTCCGGTATCACCACTGTTATTTGCTGCTGTAGTTAAGTAAGGCAAGGGCATAATATAGTCACCCTTCATACCTGCTTGTTCCATTGTTAAACATTTTCCAACTCCATCACGGCGCAACTGTCCACCTTGCGTTGCTGCCAAATAAAAACCACCATCAGGATCGGACGCATTAAAAGTAATTGTAGCGCCAGAAGCAACAATAGCAGTAGTATTTTTACTGATTGTTATTGAGACATTCGGCACAATACGAATAATAAACGTGTGCGGAGGGATACCTGTAGCAGTAACAAGCTGTCCGACTACCAATGTGGATGTATTAGCAATTGATAATATCGCTGATCCGGAATTGGTTTGTGCGGATGTAGTTTTGGTTATTGCGGGTATGTAAGTAAAATCACCACCACCTCCATCTCCTGGCGCGTAGTAACCTTGACAAGTAACCGCGAATGGTAAGGTAGAAGTTGTATAGTTAAATGCAACCATAGCAGCAACAGTAGTAAACACCATTGATGGAGTAGCTGTCCTGCCGCTACCATCAGATATTGTTGGGGGAGGATTGAACGTTACTGGTCCTGTTATTGCGCCTCCAGATAAAGGCAAAAATGGTCCTTGTCCACTTACTGTTGAATTAAGTTGTTGTAGAGTGACGGCATGTAGATTTTGTGTAGCATTGCCAGACAATGTTAGTGGACCAGTAAGTGTTCCACCAGCAATAGGTAGAAATGGTCCTTGACCACTAACTGTTGCATTAAGTTGCTGAAGAGTAACGGGCTGTAATGGAAAGGCAGCATTACCATATAGTGTTAGCGGACCAGTAAGTGTTCCTCCAGAAAGTGGAAGATACGGTCCGCCAAAAGTAGTTACATAATTTTGTAATGCTTCTATCTCATCTTTCGCGTGTTGGAAATTTTGCCTAACAGATGAAGTATAAGCTTGACCATAGGTAGGTTTGGACGGATCAATATTAGACATTGGCTGTCCTCCTTACGGTATCGCCGGAACATTTGATTCCGGCCGACGCGCCAGTATTCCTACGTTGAAACCAAAGTAAATACCTTGGTTTTGGAAACCAAATGTATGAGCAGAATTAACTAACTCAGGCCATATTCTAACTCCTGCTGCTCTGGGTATTATCTTATCAATGATAACAAATCGTGGATCGGCAGTAGTAATGGTCATATCATTGATTAATAGTGATGCTTCCGCATCCATCATATCCATTACTGTAGTGCCAGTAACACCTAACGCAAAATTCACTATAGTGATGATATCGTTCGCAGTTCCATGTGCATTGTTTAGAGCGATCTTGTTTAATATTGCTTGACGATACTCTACATCTCCCATTGTGCGACTAGTCGCATATGGTTCTCTATCATGTCTAATTCTTGCTTGATTGAAGCCTTTACCTGCTGGCTGCGAAATGAAACCAAAGAATGGTATGAATACTGAATTGTCTAACTCACGATCAATACCAACAATGTTTCCTACACCATCTAACTGAACGCCTTCGGATGTTAAAATACCACGTTTAGTTAGCAAATCATATTGCGTTTGATCGAGTAAATCTAATGGTGGGTAAAATGCTTTGACGTAACTTTCTGTATATTGTTTCCCTACATGTTGCGCAAGAAAATGCGACCAAGCAACTTCACTATGGATATGAGGAAAACCAAACGGAATAATAGCATCTTGTGCTGTGCCAATAGGACTAATGCCTATGGCGAGTTGGCCAATGATTCCTGTAGTAGTATTTGACATTATGCTGTTGTCGTATCTGTTACTAGACCATAGTTAACTAAAGCTGCAATAACAGAAGTCAATGCAGCATTGGAACCTTTAGCGCCAGTCAAAGTTGGTTTAGCAATAGGCGTAGCTGCATTAAACCCAAGCTTGGCTGTAGCTGTTCCTCCTATCATAATACCTTGGGTTGGATCAATTAGGCTTATAGTTCCATATGTTCCTGTTGGTCTAGCAATCATAAGAAACGAATTAGCAGCAGTGCCTGCTCCACCATCTTGAATTTGTAATAATGATCCATTCTGAGAATTCATGTTAACACCGCCAGTGCCTAGGGCACGCAATACAAGATTGGCTGGGGTTCCCGTTCCCGTTAAAGTAATAGTAACAGCGCCTCCTGATCCATTAATTTGAATATAATTAGCATTGCCTTGTGGTCCAATATTAACAATACCACCAATATTTACATTGCCTTGAACAGTTAAAGCGGCACCAACAAATGTATTAGTATAATTAGCAGTATGAGTAATTGTTCCTGAATAAGTGTGATTACCAGCAAACGTTCCAGTAAAAGTTCCGCCACCAGATAATGTTAATGCTCCAGTGTAAGTTTTAGCACCAGCGTAAGTGCCTGTAAATGTTCCACCAGAAATAACAGTGGACGTTCCTGAAAAAGTAACATTCCCAGAATAAGTATGATTGCCTGTATATGTTCCAGTAAAGGCCCCGCCAACTAAATTCAAAGAACCAGTAAGAGTTCCTCCAGATAGTAGTAAATATTGACCAGGAGCAATAATGGGATCATTATTGTCTAGCTTTCTAGCCCACCAACTATTCCATTCATCAGGAGTTGGTATAGTTCCATTTATCCAACCGGGATCAGCAGACATTTTACTTATCCTACAGAGATGACACCGTTACAGAAATCCTAACCAAATCAAAACGAGCAAGTTCACGAACAGCAATAGAAACATTGCTAGAACTAAAATCGCCAGGAGCAGGAGTTGTAGTTGCGTCAGGTTCAATTGCGACTGTAATTGATATATTGCCCACTCCAGATACTGCTTGATATATTGGACCATAGAACCTTTGAATGATTATATCTGTTCCGACACCAAATAGATTTCCAGTATCAACTATAATTTGTTGAACAACTTGAATACCATTAGGCGGAAACACTTCTTCATTATACAACGAAAGAATACAATTCACCCATACATATACTGGTTCTGGCCGACTGAAACTTATCGGATGATTATAACCAGAAGCATCAACCACATTAGCTGTAGTATCACCATACGTATCAATGCCTGCCGCTTTAAGACGAAATATCTCATTGCATATTTGTTGCGGATCACCACCAAATGCTACCACTTCTATACTATGCGGTGAACGACCATCAGCATCAATAGTATCGCTTACATTTTCATATACTTGAACAGTTTGTAAACCTAAGATATTCTGTTCTAGATTAGCTTGAATAGCAGGCAAAGTAGCAGCGCCCAGAGTATATACACCACTATTATATCTAAGACGCAATTCATCATCGGTTTCCTGATTTCGCCCAATTTGTCCATCAACTAGATTATCTACCGTATTCCAACCATTAATTACCGTAATGATTTGGGTAAGAGTATGAGCGCCAACTTCTATTGGTCCATAGTTTATCGCTTGAGCAACAGCTATGGTTCCTTGCTTAAAGATAGAAATACCAGTAGAAACCATTACCGCAAATGGAACATTAGTAACTGTATAAATCCGTATATGATTAGCATCTAATTCAATGACGTTACGCGAAGCAATCAGCAACGCTTCAAGCTGATTAGCAATCGAAACATTAGTATCTCCAGTTACAGCAGTGTAGCGATAATAAATGGTATCAAGTCTGACATAATATTCTTGCCCAATAGTCGCTGTATCTACGCTTACCGTAATATCGCCCGCCGCGTTTCTACTAATCGTCGTGGAGAATATTGTATTAAAGTCTTCTCCGCTTATGTTCGATCTAACCACAGAATTAACTGGAACAACTGTGCCCTCTATTCCATACAATACAATCCAGGCGAGAGATTGTTGTGCGAACAATCTTCTAACGCCAGAGAAACTAACTGCGTGATCAAGATTAACGCCATAAGCAGATATAGGATACATGGCATGATATACTGCCTCAGCCAATTCCCATACTGTTGCTTCCCGTTCCGCAAATACATCAATAAATTGACCAGTAATTGAGTCTGGTCGCGTTTCAAAAATAAGTCCAGTACTAGTCTGTAAACTAGTAATGATAGCTTGCCTTATTTCCGGCAACCGCATACGTGAAAAGCCAGAAGGCAATACACCATAGTCAAGAGGATTAGGAATAATATCAGACATGCATAGTATCCAATATCACTGAGTCTTTTATCGGTCCATAATCAGTATTAGCGGCAAAGTTAACTGTCAATGTTCTCCTGGCGCGGTCCCAGGTCATATTGAAACTGGTTATCAAAGTAACATGAGGAACATCGAGTATATGGAAACGAAATATGGTTTCGATGCTAGGCATATGTGGGTTCTTGACTAGAATATCTTCCAAGTAAGGCACACCAAAAGTAACATCAAGAAACCATTCTCCCAAGAACGCCAGGAGATTGATCTTCACTTCTTGCGCAACTTTATCCGCACCGTTGATTGTCCAAATAGCATGCTTAGGAGGCACTACTCCTGGCGCGGAAACCACCGGAAACAGCATGTCGTGATCTAGTCTCGACAATGCTAGATCATAAGTGCCTTGCGATCCACTCATACTGGCGTTCCAGAAGTTGCAATGCCAGATTGAACTCCAGTGTGTCTATGCGCCTCTAGCGCAAATAAATGCCCACCAGCATCAACGCGAATAGTATCAGCTTGTAGCTTTAGTGACTTAGCTTGAATAATGATATTACCATCAGAATCAATAGATATAAAACCATTATTGTTACCAAGGCGGATATTATTATCAGGAGTAATACGAACCTCGGTTTCATTGAAACGTAACACTACATCAGTAGGGTCAGCAGATATACCAGTGGGGGCGCAACCAGGAATAGCGATACAGTCGCTAATATCAAATTGACGAGGATCATCAGGCATATCTTTGTTACCAGATTTCCATCCTTCAAGTGATCGTTGTTGGAATACAAGCATTACTCCATCACCAGGTTTAATTGGCATAGTGAGTCCTGATTTTCCACCACTACTAGTTGTCCATATAAGAGGCGCTTCGACAACGTTAGGTGGAGGTAATGATTCACCACTAGCAAGCGCCTTAGGCAAATCAGGAAGCACAACAGCACGATTAGTTTCAGCATTATATGAAACTATAGTTCCTGGCATCTGAGTGTATATTTCAGATAATTTTGTTTCCAGTATATCTTGCAACATACTAACTGCTCGTTCAAACATCTAGGTTCACCATTTGATTATCCAAATCTTCTTCCTCAATTATATCGCCAGGAGAAACGTTTTCATGATCTCCGCCACCAGAACCTCTAGCTGCTTTGCCTCCTTTGGTGGATTTCTTTTTGCCGAGCGGTTTCGCAGGATCAACTAACTTCAATTCTGTTTGCCAATCGCCATCCCAATTATCACCAGTATGCGTTAATTCTTCAATACGAAAGATACCTTCTACAGCACGCGATTTTAACAATACTCTATCGCCAGGATTAAGCATGGGCATCAACAGCGTTTTTACTTTCCATCCATTCCAATCCTTTTCTACTGCTTTACCATCACCTTTCTTCTTAGGTTTGGTTTCAGATTTTGTTTCTCTTTCGCGTTCAGCATAACCTATCATACCAGAATCAGCATCAATTTGAATGCCTTGTCTAGTAGTAACCATGCCCTTTTCTATAACCTGTAAATTACCATTTTGAATTGACCATTCAAGTTTGGTTCCTTTGGTAACTTTATCAAGTAGACTCCTGGCCGAGCCGTGGTGAGATAGACCATTTTGCCATTGACGTTCTGGAGCATTACTTGCCAATGTTAACGGCAACCCCATCTTACCGGCCACATCATTAAGAATTTGAGTTGATTTGACGCCCTTTCCATAGCTAAGAGAAACAACCGAGTCACGTATCTCTTGGGCGCCATCACCGAGTTCAAATTCGGTAACCACATTGGGTCCATCAAACTTAGTCCAGGCATAGGTTACTCCACCAGAAAATATCATTAACGGGCCAGCATCTTCGGCATATCCAGCATACAGTAAACAGTGCGTATCAGGTTGCTCTAGTTGTTTCCTTGTAGTGCTAAGCAAGTTCCATACTTGTATTTTATTCGTATTGGGGTTTTTATCAGCAGTCTTTTGAATACTGAAATTGATTCGCAATCCAGTAATTTCCACTCCTGCCTTACCTTTACCAATCAACAAACGATATACTCTATCAAATAACATTTAGCGCCAACAATTCAGCATAAGGAATGTAGACCATTTCAAATACTTTGCTCGTAAATCCATCACGCGGAACTGGACCATTGTAGGAATCAGGAGCGCCTACCATTATATCACCTTTGAATAAATCAACATATTTGAATTGATGAAATAACAAATAGTTTGGCACCATAGAGATACCATCCACCAATGTTTGATAAGCTGAATTGCGCACGCCTATTTCCCAATATTGTCCGCTATCGTTCCAATCAAGTATTATGTAAAACAATTCATCGTCAAGAATTGCTTCGATAGCTTGACTATTCAAGTCAGATACCGCAAGAGAAATCATGGATTAATGATTCCACCAGAACCAATCAATGGAGTCGCAGGAGGCTTATATCCAAGATGTTCTCTAGCAATTTTACGAAATGGATTTTCTCCCTGTTCTGGTGGTTTATCAGCATTGCCACTTTGGCCAGTAGATTTTTCTGATTTGCCTGTCTTGCCTTTGGTATCTGAAGATGCTTTTTGTTCGTCAGGCATATCTGCTTGCTTAAGAGAAACCTTTTTGATATGTCTTAGATCAGCATTGATAGTTAACCAACCGCCATCTTTACCGCTATTGCTGCGAATAATTGACAAACTAGTAAATGCCATATCTTCATATTTGCCTAGACCAGTTATTACAGTTATTGGCTGACGATCTTTGTGCATAGATCGCAACTTGCTAATAGCATCAATAAATTTAGAGGTGCAAGGTGCAAATGAAAAAGCAAATAGTTCACTAGATGAAGATGCTATTGATCCAGTAATGGATAATTCTTCATTGCCTTGAGTAATGTGATCTGATATTTCTTCTCCACCAGTTTCAACAGGATACTTGGTTACATCAGATGGCAGTTTGAGGTTTTCAGATACTAGAACATCAAGAGCAATAACCCCAATTTCACTTTTCTTATTATCCGCAAAGAACATCGAATAGACTGTGCTACCTAAATTAACCGCTTGCCCGCCAAGACCAATTAATCCACTCATTGCGCTGGCGCCTCTGTTCTCGGCGCAGCATTTCTAGCTTGTCTAGCCAGAGCATCTAGTGCTGCTTTAGCCGCATTGTCAAATACTTTAGTTAAAGCACCAGCAGCAGCATCAGGATCAGTGGCATTTATCGTAACATTATTCGTTTGATTAACAGTATTATTTTGATCACCAGTAGTAACTGCTCCTACTCCTGGCGCGGTTTGGCCAGTTACTTGGCCAGGAGTTATTGTTGGCGTTAATGGTTGACCTCCCCAAGTTCCTACTACTCTACCGTATTCATCAACCATTGGCGCATTCATCGCACCAGATATGGCACCAATACCAAGTCCTGCCGCAATAAAAGCAAGAGCGCCTGATATAACTCCCAGACCACCCGCTAATCCAGCAAGAGAAACTAAATTCAGAGCCTCAAGAGAACCAGTTGCAACTACCGCAGCAGTGCCAACTTTAGTTACTGCACCAGCGACACTTGTTATTGCTGTTATAAGACCAAAAAATTTCAATACTCGCCATATAGCAAATCCAGCAGTTAGCGCAATAACAATTAAAAGCATATCTCCAAGTAAGCCGTTTACATCACCAATTGATATTTTGAATTCTTCCAAAGCGCCTTTGAAATCACCTTGAAATAACTTTACCAATCCTCTAAATCCAGCAAAGAAATCATCACTTACAAAAGCCGTCTTGAGATATTTCATTACATCTTCAAAGCTGCCTAGAAAATCCCCAATGAAAGATTTCTTACCTGATACCCAAGAAACAATATCAGTAATGGCTACAACCGCAGCAACTATTCCAGCAGCAAAAGCAAGATTTGCTGCTACGCCTTTCCAAGTAGCTGCTGTCCAAGCTTGCATACCAATAGTAGCTTTGAACAGCATCATTGCTAGCTTAGGACCAAACACCACGCCCAAAGCTATTTCAAGTATCTGTAAAACATTTCCAATACCACCAAGAGCAGTGGTCATTGTAGTTAAGCCTTTAACCACTTGGTCAGTTAGCCAAATGATTCCTTTCGCAACTTGACTGTTAACCGACAACAGTTTCCATAACTGCATCGATAATTGAACAGCGGCATTCCACGCATAATTAAATGCTTCACCTAACTTGCGTGGTCTAGCGGCAAAGTCAGCATTCAATTTAGCTAATGGTTTGCCAAGACCTTCAATTAATACTTTGGCAGTTAGTGTGCCTGCCTTAGCCATTGCTTCTAGTTGTTCTCTGCCATGCTCTCCTAGTTTCAATCCTTCAGCTAACGCATTAACGATATCTGGCGCTTGTTGAGTTAGCATACCAAATTGGCGTCTGCCCATTCTTCCCATTCGGAAAGAACGTTCAAACGTTGCCATAGTAGCTTGAATAGCTTCAGGACTAGCAGCGCTTAAGCGCAATGCCTTAAAGATATTTTCAGTAGTATCAAGTAATTGATCTTGACTTACATTGAGTTCCTTGCTTTCATTAAGAAATTCTTTATATGTTTCTAATGCTTTGGTGTATTCAATACCAGTATTTTGCGCTATTTGAAATAGTCTCTGTTGCGCCGCGCCAATATCATCTCCCGCACGCGCCATTCTAGTCAACTGATAAACTAGAATATTAGCTTCTTTACCGGCATGAACAAGACCATCAGCCAATTCAAATAGTTTAGTAGCAGCAAATACAATTCCGAATAGTTTGCCTAGACCAATACCAATTTCTTTGAGTTTATTGGCTGCTGCCTCGTATTGATTTAATCCCTTTTCATCAACACGAAAATCCAGCAGAGTAGTTAGTTCGCGAACAATAGCCATTACTTACTGCTCCTGGCGCGTTCGATTTCTCGATGCTCGGCAGCAGCCCGCATATCCATTAGCGCATTCAATTTTAGCAAATCAACTATGTCAACATCTCCATTCTTCACCTCAGATATTGTTACTAAACCTTCAAGTATTGGTCGCCAGATAAACAATTCATCAATAAAATCTTCTCGCAAAACACCTATTGGTTCGCCACTTGGGGCGCTGCCTGTCCAATAAGGGTTCTGCCTTGCGTAAAAAGTTTTTCATAATTGAACCTCAACACTTCTATAACCAAACTAATCAATTCAAAAACATCATCACAAGCCAGATTAATAGCACCTTCATCTAATTGTCTAGGGGCATCGCCATTAATAGAAACAGAAACGTATTCTTTATTCAATACCAGCTTAACTAAACCCACCAATGAAGGGCCATCCAAGTTTCTGGAGATAGTTTCCATTGCTTGCATAGCAGCCTTCATTCGTTCTTCACCAGGATTATTAGGATCATTAGACTCCATTAATGAAGCCAATGGAGGCAAGAACTTCTTTTGAACTTCACCTAATACACTGAGGGATAAGAAAGGATCAAAACGGCGTATATAAAATTTGTTGCCGTTATCTAATTCAAATTCATGTCTAGCCGCCACGTTCTCAGCGCCTCCTTTAATTAGCTGATATAGCGTTACCACCCACAACATAAATAGATGGAGGCGCAGTCTCAATCTGCCAAGCACGAGTCATTATCTCTTTTCCAAACTCAACATCAGCAGGCTTTACTACCCAAGCCTTAGATGCTTGAAAGATAGTTTCTCCGCACAAGTCTTGAATAAGCAACGGTCCAAGTAACCCACCACAAGTCAATACATCCATACTAAACATTCCTGAAAGGAAATCATTAGCAGGACTAGTCTGTTGTAGAGTAATTGTTACTGTGCATCTGCGATCTGTGCTAATGGCTCTAGCAATTTCTCCATCAGCACCAACCTGCGAAGTTATACCATCATTCTGCATAGTGATATTTACAAAAGTTCCGTCCGCAAAACCAGATATTGAAAAACCATTCATCACTACTACAACACGCGAGGGATTATATGTCTTCACGCCAGGCATTCATTTTCTCCTATGCAATAACAGGAACAGTAGCTACAGGAAGGCTCTCATATGTCAACGCACCCTGTATAATCACTGCGTGAATTGCTCCTGCTAGTCTAGCAGTAAAGTAAATATCTTGTAGAACACGACTGGCTTTTTGATTAGCGGAGATACTTGAACTTAATGGAACAGTTACAGTATAGCTAGGAATGAAATTGCCATCAGCGTCTGCTTCTGGCGGGGCTATTCCGCCTCGCTCGACACCAAAATCAAGAGCTTCAACAAGCCTGCTACGAATAATGGCAATCCCAGGATCAGTGTAAGGGATACGATTATCAATAAGCTGCTGGAAGATAGTGACTTTAATTTCTTCGCAAAGCCAGTCGCGAAAGCGGATAACATCGATCCATTCACCACCAGCAACTTTGCCGTTCTGTGTTATTGAAATATTACGGAACGGTTCAAAAGTATTGCCATTTTTATCAAAAACATTTTGCGCTAATGTTTCTGTGGTATTAATGTAAGGCACAGCATCCAATCGTTGATTAGCCCAAGTCTCACTACCAGGATTTTTAGTGAAACTCCTGGCCGCGATACCTACATCAGGGAAATCACCAACGTTAGTATCATACCACCAAGCGGTGCGGAAATAGTTTCCTGCCATAAGCAAGTGGCCAGTAGATGTAGTATCAGTAGCAGCAGGAGTAGAGTTCAATACATTAGACAATACTGTAACAAATAGTTTCTCATTAGCTTCTGCCCATTGAGCAGCCTTAACCACTTTTGTTTCGTCATGAAGAACGTTACAAAATGCATACCAATTATTGTTCTCTGCTTTAATAGCATCAAGATCAGCAGTAGGATCGGTGGCGCCAGTAGATAGACCAATATAAAGTTGTGGTGGATGCGGTATCTGCGAGAAGAATACCGATGCCGCTTTATATATTGGCATTGTAGAAGTCACGCCATAAGCAGCAAGATCACCAATGCTAGTAATGATGCCTACCTTAGCAGCACCAATGGGTGTAAATATTCCATACAACAACAAATCAGAAAAGGTTTGTTGAGCAATAGAAGCGGTTTGTAGTGAGATAGTAACATTAACAATCCGGTCGATATTGGCCATTATACCCTCTCAATCCCATTTGGTGACTTCGTTTTTATCCCAAGAAGTTTCATCATCATCCCAATCGGTGCCTACTCCTGGCGCATTGGGACCTGGGATGGTTTCGTCACAAACTATTACAGCAGCTATCGGCTCAGGATCGAATATCTTATAGATATCAGGATCGCTGGCACCACCGATATAGCTGCCGTGAAGTATTACAGTATCTATCAATCCTGCATTATCATTTATGCTTTCTGTATAGAAAAATTCAAAATGGTAGATGCCTCTACCTTCCCATTGCGAAAGGTTCAACAACTCTGGAACATAACCAATGAATAAACGTTGTCCAATAGCACAATCTATCTCAGTTTGATAATCAAGCATAGTTGGAGATTGTAGAACCATAGCCAAAGCGCTAATGGCAGATAGCGAATTGATACCGTGATATAGTTGAATTTCAGCGGTGGCCTTACGCCAACCTGAAATTGTTACTCCACCAGTTTCATCTGGTGGCGAATAATACATATGATCAGGAATATCAATGTTGGTAACATTCAACTGAACATAAGGCTTAACTAGACGCGGAACATTCTGATTGGCAAATATTACTTGCCAATTATTGCCGGTCAACGACACCGCCTTAGTTACAAGATCATACAACTTATCAATCAAGGAACTTGCTCAAATTGTTCTGTCTCAATTACTTCCAAAGCATAATAACGCCAATGCGAAACTTGCGTATCTCTGGATTGTGCTAAGGTATTAAAGTTAGCTTCGCCAAATAACAAGTATTGTGAACCATCAAACAGAAAGATATCCCCGGCATATCGTTCACGGCCAGGAGCAATTTCCTGATTAGCGCAGCGCAGTCTTGTTTCAGTGTAAATTTTAATTCGTCTGCCAGCACGTCTACCGTATGACGTAGCTTCTATAAGTGATAAGTCTCTAGATGATGGATTTTGCACTGATGCCATTACTGTTATTTTGATTCCAGTATCATCAGCAAGAATGTATTTACCATTAATAATTTGACCAATGTCTCTTTGAATAACCTCATATGAAGTGCGGAACGATGTGGTCATACTACCTCATATCGAACAGCACCAATCATACGACCAGTATTGATAAGAGGTGAACTTGATCCTTTTGCTAATATAGTGCCAGGAGCATTAGGCACCGCCCAATTCTTAGCATCGCTTATCGTTTTCTGAACAAGAGATTGATACTTCGCACCAAGATTTTGTAACACTGTTGTATCATTGATCTTGCCATCTATCATTCTTCCAACAAGATATTCAGTAAATTTGGTAACTGTTTCTTTGCTAGTATCGGCTGTTGTTTGCATAAATGGGCGCGCAGGAATACGTGATGTGCCAAACTCATTGTAAGTAGCATAATCCACTACCGATACGCCTTCAACTTGATCATTACCCATCAAACCGATCTTAACGCCTCTGCCGCGTAACGCTTTAAAGTCAAGCTCAATACGTTTGAATCCATAGTCCTTGTCTCTGATGGTGACTGGCATGGATCGCCAAACCTCGTTGTTATTGCGCCTTTTTGACAAATATTCCACATTCTATTCCAAGCATCCCAAGGATTGCTTGATGGGCGCCTAGACTCATTACTAGTTCCACCAGTAACGGCAGCATAAGTTATCGCAACATCACCTTCTTTCTCTGAAGAAATTGGTCCAAGATAAGATTGAACTGGTTTACCGGATGATGTTTCTTCTTGAACAGAAATAAGATATGCAACAAACATTGCTTGGGCAAAATTTTGTCTATTGGTAGACAAACACCAAGGGCGCGCTTCTTCTGAAATAGCAAGTAACATATCCATCAATGCAGGATCAATATATGCGGGATTTGCAGGATCAAAGTATTGCGGAAAGAACAATTGTAATATAGTCTTTACATCAGTCCAATATACTGGAGGATCAACAACGTCAGACATTAACGATCACGATTTTGACGTTGATAATCCTCATCAGATATTTGGTTGCTCTCATCTATAGCACGTTGTTCTTCTTCAAAAGCTTGTCGATGTTCATCATCCTCCTGGCCCGCATCTCTGCCAGAAGGTGGGTCTTCAGTAATCTCATAGGTGAAGAAACTATGATATGGACTATTGTCAATAACAAACTTTACTTCTTCGCTAATCTCCAAGGGAGTATGGGGAAGTATCATTTCCCCACCCAAGATAAATGAACGAGAAGATTGATTGGTTACAGTAATAGTCATTACTGTCCCCTGGTCGGTGGAGGTGGAGGGGCTGGGCGCTGTTGCGTTGGAGGTTGTTGTCCACCACCAACTCTAGCTCCACCTTCAGTAGTAGGCTCTGGCGTCGGGGTAGGCGTTGGCTCTGGCGGTGGCGGTGGGTCTTGAATTTCCACCACTTCAAGCAAGCCTTCATTAGCCAATGCTTGCATGGAAGGGTGTTCCATGGTTACTTCCGAAACTGCTACCGGCAAACCAGGAGGCAAAGCATCACCAAGATGGGTAGTGATTAGACGTTCAGATTTATTAAGGATCGCAAACATAGTTGTTGTTCTCCTATCAGGTAGTAACAGCGGAAAGCAAAGCCAATGGATAAAAGATACTCACACCACCAGATCGCGCGATACAATCAGTAACGATTTCTAGATTGCGTGCTTCTGGCGGTAGTTGCGTAAACGGCATCACATACGTATGCGAAATATTATCCGCACTACGCTCATAGAGCAGACCCAAATCTTTAGTGCCACTCACAGCAGCAAGCTGCATTTCCCAGACATTTTCAACAGCAATACCAGGGTAGTTACCTCGGAACCATTGTAGTGGAGTAATGGGCGTTAGGCCAGAAGCACCAGTAATGAACTTAGTAGACGCAGCATTGTAAGCCTTAGGTGCGAGACTAAGCACATTCGGCGTATGTGTGCCTTTTACTTGGTTCTGATAAGCCACAACCCACTGGTTTAGATTAGCAAGAATTTGATCACCAGTAAGAGATGTCCAATCGCCAGCGTTAGTCAATACTAGCACAGGAAGATTTGGATGAGTAAACAATCCAAACAATCCATAGTTAGCATCACCACGCAACTTGATATCGGCAATCTTTAGTTCCATTGCTCTCCTGGCCGCTGCCGCCTTACGAGCATCTAGACCCTGACCAGTTTGCCGTGAGGCTCTTAGTTCATTTATATTGTAGCCATAACTATCACCAAGTGTTCTAACAGTCGTCATTCTGCTGGTAGCGCGAACGTCAGCGCGAGGTAGATCGTCAGCATAGTTAGATATAACCTTGGCCATACCCACCATGTCGAACGCATATTGCCAGACATTTTCTGCCCATTCAGGAACTGAAGTATCATCTGGGACTAGCCGATCAGCGTTGATGGCAGGTAGCTGACGATCATAAGTATTGGCGCGAATATAGTCAAGTTGTCGTGCAAGAAAGATGGTATCAGCATCTTCCCTGAAATTATTTTTGATGATCGGCGCATTCTGCAATACAGTAAGATCATCCTCACTGTAATATTGATGATCAAGAGGTCCAGGCATAATACATTCCTCTCATTATACCAAAGGATAGTGCAATTCGACAATCGCACCCTTGGTATATGTTGTCCAATCAACATTCAACAAGTCAATAGCGGCAGAACGAAATACAGCATTAGTAACCGCAATCGTTCCAGTAGTATTGAATGCTCCAGTAGCAGCAGTTACTTTCGCCGCAGCCCCATCAACGACACCAGTAGCATCATCAACGGCAACCCAAGCGCGACCACGAGTCAATACTGAGACGGCGTCATATTGACGATATCCACCATTGTATCCAATGATATGATCGTGAAGCGCAACACCAACGCAAAGTGCAGCAGAGGCAGCACCGGGCTTAATAGTTGCGGCGCCAGCAGCAGTTCTTTGCACTGCTACACCAACATTGATCAATGTTGATGCCGGAAAGGTATCAACATTATCTTCCATACTATCAGCCTTCATGCCAATGAAGGCAGGGGCCATATAGTTGGCATAAGCAGAACCCGACATTTATGCAGCCTCCTTCTCACCACGAATGCGACGCAACATACGCTCACGTGCGTCAGCTGAACTACCACCAGACTTATTCTCTGACGCATCTTGTTTTGTAGTTGTCTTCTCGCGTTGTCCTTTCGCGGTTTTACTTTTCTGCTCTTCATTGGCAATAGTTAGATCGTAAGCAGAATCAACATAATCATCCGACTTACCATCAAATCTAAGCTCATTGCCGAGCTTATTGATAATCTTTTCTTTGATAGAACGATCTGAATCATCAGCATCAAATTTAATAGAAAGCTGATTGGCTTTATCTTCAAGCTTAATACGATCACGAGCAATATTGCGCTCTTTATTGAGCGACTCTTTATGATCTTTAGTAGCAGCCTCCAGTGCGTTCTTCGCCGTATCTCTCTCGGCTTCCGCTTTATCAGCGCGACTGGTTAGAACGCTAATATCTGCCTCTAGCTTAGTGATCTTGTTGACTACTTCAGGCGCAGCAGGATATTCAATATTATCCAATCGAATTTTCGACAAAGTAACATCAGGCATATCATCCTCCACATCAAAAGAGACTAATTCATCCGCATCTAGTCGGATGCGAGCATTGCCGGCACGACCCTTGTTTACTACCGCAAGATGATTGTAAACAATATCACGTTGCACTTGGTCATACTTCTGTCCATTCCATTCGCCAGGAACAGCATCAATACGACATTCATATCCCAAAGACAATTCTCGTTTCGATCCTATTTTTTTTACATTGTGAATTACAATATCAGCAACTACATCATTATCCTGCTTTTCTCCTGGCCCCATAACCGAACCGACAACAATTCCGTCAAGGTTGCTGTTGGTATTAAGGATGCCTCGATGTCCGTCAGTGATGGGCATTCCTCTAATGCTAGTGAGACTATCAGCTTTGAACACTTCTTCATCTGGTCTATATTCGCGAATGGTTTTTCCATTGGCATCCTTGTATATAAATATACCAGAGCGAGTAATGACTGGCCGATCAATAATCCAGCCATCTTTACTGCGTTCAGCAGTAATTGTTATATTGTCATATCTATTAGGCATCGGCTTCCTCAAGTAATGACGCCTCAAATTCTACAAATTCAGGGAGAATGGGTTCGGCCCAGCAACGACATTGATAATCTTCACCGGGATGACCGGTTTCTGCTGGCGGATTATCCCAGGTGAATGTCTGATCTTCATTATCAGCATGCGTTTCTCTTACTCGTTCATCACCAACTGTTCTCCAAATATAGCTATCTACTCCCATATCAACTTGACGTTCCATCGTCAATTGGCCATTCAACTTAGCAACTTGATCTCTAGCAATCAACTTAGCGCGACTATCTTGAACATCAGTTCGATCCGACATTATATTGAATATTTCTTTTTGGGTATCTGCTAGATTAGTGCCTTCAATTAATGCCTGATTTACTTGTTCCGCAATTTGTCGTGAGGTCTTATCCGGTATGTCCTTAATCAAAAGAGCATTGTTTCTTGCCCAATTTGCCAGAAGAGCATTATATTTTTCTGGGTCCTCTTTAGTGGGATTGACACCATATTGAGACCGAACCAATCTAGTCCATTCTGCTTTATTGTATTGATTAGTTTGCGGACCAATACGAACCATTTCTTTGATAATTTGATTCGTTGGATCTCTCATATCGTCAGCGATACGTTGCATTACTCTATTGAGCTGATCTCTCCAACCTAATGCATCTTGGCGAATTTGGCCAGTAGGCAAATGAACAGCAGTGGCTTCTTTCGACATTACTTCTACATATGGCGACATATTCCGCTTCAATATCTGTTTGTATTTGTTATTCATCTTCAACAATATGCGGCGATACGCAAACTCCTGACCAATGGGATACTTCATCGGCACAATCTTAGGCCGCTTTCTAGGCATTTACTTCAACAATCATTACTCCTGGCGCCATTTCTATCGCCACAGATACAGCATCATGTCTAGTATCGACAGCATTATTGCTTTCCATTGGATCATATACTTTGATTGATTTCTTGGTCTTATCGAATGATACTATAATTTCAACCTTATTTTCACCATTAGCAGCATACCAAATAGGCACTAGAAACCGATTATCGCTTGCTTGATATACAACATAATCCATATTTTCATTCATACCGGATACAATAATATCCAATTTGCCAGGCTCAAAGCCGTGCTTATCCCCACGATCATGACATACGCTACATAGGTTCTTCAAAGCATCTGCTACTGGCCGAGGATCATTTGCGTGATTTTTCGGAAACAAACCGCAGAGATAGATTGTTCCATAGTCGAATAGAGCATACCACCATAGACCAATAGTGCCGTTTTGGGCACAACGCAATAGAGTTATCAAAGTATAGTATGCATCTCTTTCACCTGACCAACCAGATTGATCTGGTTTGTGCCCTTCATCATTGTATAGTGTTGGATGAAATTCTGTCAGGTGGATTGGTTTTTGTGCATATACACCCCACAATCCACCGATGTATTCATTGATGGAGGAACCAGTATTAGCAATATCAGGATTGCCAGGAGGATAATAATGCCCATTGCCGTGATCAAATTTAGTGTTAAGAGCATCCAAGTTATCTTGGTTTCCACAATAACCAGTTATCCATCCTTCTGGATGCGGCGTTCCAGCGACGATACTTGGTCCCATTACTTTGGCGTTCAAATGCTCAGACCACCATAGTTCATTTTGTATGTCTAGCGTTACATTAAATGGAACTTCACCACTACCGAAATTTGTATTGGGTTCATTCAATCCTTCGATCCATTTAACCCCACATTCAGGATCGGCAGCTAAACTGATTATAGATGGAACATCGTTAGTTGAACCATTAGCACCAACACATAACGTTACTTCAGTGCCAGGTATAGCAGTAACAATTTGACTTAGCCAATCGCGTTGCATATCTTCGCGTCCAGCGTAATGATATTCGCGGATACGAAATGCGTGACCACTATC